GGTCGTTCGTTCGCGCGATATTTTTTTAGCGTTAGCGCTAGAAAGCTCTAAAGCACTGCGCCGCAACGAGTCTCAAGCAAAACAAAATAGACGCAGGGCAAGACTGTTTAGAGGAGTTTAGAGAGAGTTAAGTTAGTTCTAGTTTCACTTAACTCTGTGCTGATCACGTTCGCTGAGCTAGCGACGATCAAAGGTTGCACGAAAGCTGCGGTTACTCATGCAAGTAAGAGCAGGATTGCTGCTGCAGTAGTTGAAAAAGATGGCAAGCGCTGGCTAGATCGTGATTTGGCGTTGGAGCTATGGAACAAAAACACACTGAAGAACAACAATGCCAAGGTGAGCGAACCTGATCTGGTAAAGCCTGCTCCGCGTGATGCTGGTGAGCTTGAGGCAGCAATTAACAAATTGCCTGATGATGCGATCCCTGATCTGAATGAGAGCAGGGCAAGGCGTGAGCACTATCAAGCGGAGTTAGCCAAGCTGCAGGTCACGCAACAGCGCGGCGAGTTGGTGCCGGTTGACGAGGTGAAAAAAGAAGCGTTCAACATTGGCCGAGCGGTCCGGGAAAGCTTGGCGAATTTGGCGGATCGGTTGAGCCATCAGTTGGCTGGCGAAACAGATCCGGTGGTGATCCATAAGTTGCTGGCGGATGAGCACCGTGCAGCGCTGCTGGAGCTGGCCGAGTCATGAGTGCATGGCGTGATGGATTTATGGACGGGTTGCGGCCTGAGGCGCAGCTAACGGTCAGTGAGTGGGCAGATGGCTATCGGTTGCTGAGCAGCAAGGCAAGCGCGGAGCCTGGCCCGTGGCGCACTGGCCGGACGCCATATCTGCAAGAGCCGATGGACTGTTTGAGCACGGCATCGACTGTGCAGCGTGTGGTGATGATGTTTGCAGCGCAGACGGGCAAAACAGAGGCTGGCAGTAACTGGCTGGGTTATGTGATCGACCATGCACCGGGGCCAATGCTGTGCGTGCAGCCGACTGTGGAGATGGCGAAGCGCCTTAGCAAACAGCGGCTTGAGTCGATGATTAGCGAAACGCCTTGTCTGTCGGCAAAGATCGCGCCGGCCCGCAGTCGGGATAGCGGCAACACGATGTTCAGCAAAGAATTTCCTGGCGGGATGATGCTGCTGACGGGCGCTAACTCAGCAACGGGTTTGCGGTCTGCGCCGTGCCGGTACATCTTTGCTGACGAGATTGATGCGTTCCCGGCTGATGTTGATGGCGAAGGTGACCCAGTTAGCTTGGCGGAGAAACGGGCCACAACATTCGCCAGGCGCAAGATACTGCTGACGAGCACGCCAACAATTAAGGATCACAGCCGGATCGAGGCGGAATATCTGCGCAGCGACCAGCGGCGGTTTTATGTGCCGTGCCCATCGTGTGGCGCGATGCAATGGCTGAAGTGGGCACAGATGAAATGGGACGACAACGACCCGCAAACAGCGCGTTACGAGTGCGAGCACTGCCGCGAGCGGTTTGAAGAGTTGCATAAACCGGCAATGCTGCGCCGTGGTGAATGGCGTGCGACGGCACCGGGTGATGGCCGCACTGCTGGTTTCCAGCTGTCGGGGTTGTATAGCCCGCTCGGTTGGTTCAGTTGGGCCGACATGGTGGAGGAATTTTTAAGAGCAAAGGCAGATGCGCCGGCGCTTAAGACATGGCTCAACACGCGGGCAGCTGAGACATGGGAAGAGGATTATGCAAGCAAGGTGAGCGCGGATGGATTGCGCGAACGGTGCGAGCACTTTGAGATGGGCGTGCTGCCTGAAGGAAGCGTGGCGCTGACGTTTGGCGTTGACGTGCAGGACAACCGATTGGCAATTAGTGGCTGGGCTTGGGGCCGTGATGAAGAGGGTTGGCTGATTTACCACCAAGAGATTTACGGCGATCCCAGCCGTGCCGATTTGTGGAAGCAAGTTGATGAGGCAGTGCTGCGCGAATGGGGCCACGCGACTGGGCGCAAACTGCGGCCTGATGTGGTGTGCATCGACTCTGGCGGCCACTTCACTGGTGAGGTTTATCAGTACGCGCGAGAGCGTGCGCGGCAAGGCGTGATTGCTATCAAGGGCGCCAGCCAACGCAATAAACAGGTGATCGGCAAGGGCAGCCGGGTGGACATCAATGCGCGAGGTAAGACGATGAAGCGCGGCGCGATGGTGTTCAGCGTCGGCACTGACACGGCCAAATCAACGTTGTTTGCTCGGTTAAAACACAATGAGCCGGGCGAGGGTTATTTGCATTTTCCGATGGAGACGACTGACGAGTATTTCCAACAACTGACCGCAGAAAAGCAGGTGATGAAATACACCCGCGGCGGCTTTCCTGTGCGCGAGTGGGTAAAGAAAGCAAACGCAAGAAACGAAGCGCTGGATACGTTGGTTTATGCCTACGCGGGCCTGCAGTATCTCTACCAGCGACGCGATCGGCGAACAATTTGGGATCAGTTGGAACGAAGGCTTGAAGAGCCTGAAAAGGCACCGCTAAGATCAAGAAAAGCCGCGGCCAATACGGCTGGCAGTTTCGTTAGCAGCTGGTAGCCGTGAACATTCCGGGAACAATCAGAGCAGGCGACACAATCAAGTGGCGCGATGTTGGCAGCCAAGACAACTTGGGCAACGCAATTGATAGCGGCGACTGGACGCTGACTTATTACCTGCGCACGAATGCAGCAAGTGAAGGCGCCACGGTTGTGGGCTCGGCGTATGGCACGGGCTGGGAATTTACGATTGCCGCAAGCGTTAGCGCTGAGTTTGCTGCTGGTGATTGGTATTGGCAGGCGCTGGCAACTTATGGCAGCGAAAAGGTAACGCTGGGCGCTGGGCAGCTAACAGTGCTGGCGGCGTTGGAATACAGCGGCACGCCTGGCGCATTGGATGGCCGGACGCAAGCGGAAACAGATTTAGCAGCTGTGCAGGCTGCAATTCGTGCAATTGTTAGCGGTGGTGGCGTTAAGAGTTACAGCATTGCTGGACGCAACTTGCAGAAATATGAATTGGCGGACCTTATTGCATTGGAATCTAAACTGAAAGCTGAGGTCAACCGTGAGCGGGCAGCTGATCTGATCGCAAACGGCAAAGGCAATCCACATAACTTGTTCGTTCGATTCTGATGGGCCTCCGCACTCGCTTTTTCCGGGCATTGGGATTTGAGCCAATCCGTCGCCGCGGCCGGCGCATGTATGACGGCGCCACAACGGGTCGCTTGTTGAGTGATTGGATTGCGGGCGGCACAAGTGCCGACGCGGAGATCAATGGCAGCTTGAGCCGGTTACGCAATCGCGCGCGGCAGTTGGTGCGTGATTCGGATTACGCGCGGCAGGCTAAGCGCGCAGTAATGAACAACGTGATTGGCACGGGCATCAAGCTGCAGGCGCAGGTGATGATGCAGCGCGGCGGAAAGCTTGACGAAACGATCAACGATCAGATTGAGCGGGCTTGGAAGTATTGGGGGTATAAGAGCTATTGCGACGTAGCGGGCAAACTGTGTTTTGCCGACATTGAGCGCATGGTGGTTGGCGCCATGTGCGAGTCGGGCGAAGTGTTTGTGCGTCTTATTCGCCGTCCATTTGGCGGCAGCAAGGTGCCTTTTGCGCTGCAGATTATTGAAGCCGACCAGCTCGACGAGACCTACACGGGCAAGAGCAGCGCGGCGGGCAATGAGTGGCGGATGGGTGTTGAGGTCGATGCGTTTGGCCGGCCGATCCAGTATGCGTTTTTGGCTAAGCATCCAGGGGATGCGCCTTTTGTCGGCGCGCCCGGCAAGCGGCATCTGATGCTGCCTGCTGACGAAGTGTTGCATCTGTTTATCAGTGATCGGCCAGGCCAGACCCGTGGCGTCACTTGGTTTGCCAGTGCAATCAAGCGGCTGCACCATCTGACTGGATATGAAGAAGCCGAGGTGGTGCGCGCGCGTGCTGCCAGCAGCCTGATGGGATTCATCACCAGCCCCGAGGGCGAGTTGATGGGTGATGAGGTGATGGATGGCGAGCGGGTCAGCAATTTTCAGCCAGGCGTTTTTAAGTATTTGCAGCCGGGCGAATCAGTAACGGTTCCGCAGCTTGACGCACCGGATGGTCAGTTTGAGCCGTTCATGCGGGCGATGTTGCGCGCCACAGCTGCTGGTGTCGGTATGAGTTACGAGAGCTGCAGCCGCGACTATTCCCAGACGAATTACAGCAGCAGCCGGCTGGCCCTGCTGGAGGATCGGGAGAACTGGAAAGCGATTCAGCGTTATCTGATCGAGAATTTTCATCAGCCGGTGTTTGAAGCATGGCTGGAAATGGCCGTGATGGGCGGGAAGCTCAATTTGCCGACTTATGAGACGCAGCCAGAGCGCTACAAGCGCGTCAAGTGGTGCCCGCGTGCATGGGGTTGGATTGACCCGCAGAAGGAAGTGGCGGCATACAAGGAAGCCGTGCGGTGTGGCTTTAAGACTCAGGCGCAAGTTGTGGCTGAGCAAGGTGGCGACATCAACGAGTTGATGGCCGAGCGTCAGGCTGAGCTTGAGCTGGTCGATGAGCTTGGCATTGCCTTAGATACTGATCCCCGCTCTGAGCAAGTCTCAGCATTGCCTGAGCCACCACTTGCTGAGGTTGAGGATTCAGTTGCTGAGGAGACGGAAGAACTGATTGAAGATGAAGGATAGAATTAGAGAAATTGCCGTTAGAAGTGTGGACGAAGAACACACCCAAGAAAATGAGATGGCAGCGGTTGAGCCTGAAACCCGCGAGCTAACTGGCAAGTATCAACGCGCCGAGATGACCACCTTTGATGAGGTGGAAGACCGGACATATGAGTTTCCGTTTAGCTCTGAGTTTCCTGTCTCTCGCTATTTCGGCAACGAAATTTTGAGCCATGAAATGGACGCGGCAGATCTTAGCCGCCTTAATGATTCAGCGCCCTTGCTGTTTAATCACAACCCTGATCGAGTGATTGGCGTTGTTGAGCGTGCATACATCGACGACAAGAAAAAACGCGGTTATGCACGGGTGCGGTTCAGCCGCAACCCGTTTGCTCAGGAAGTCTTGGGCGACGTGAAAGATGGCGTTTTGCGAAACGTCTCTTTCGGCTACTCCATCGACAAAATGGAGGAGCGAGGCAATGGCGATTTTGTTGCTACTGCCTGGTCTCCTTATGAGGTGAGTGTTGTCTCAGTGCCGGCTGACCCCGGCGTTGGGATTGGCCGATCCTTTGAAGAGGCCAAACCTGATCAAGCTGCTCCGGCAGCACCATCAACCGAACCCATCCAAGAAATGGAAAACACTGCACCTGATCTGCAGGTGGTGCGGGCCGAAGCCGCTGAGGCTGAGCGCTCCCGCATCGCCGGCATTACCGCCCTTTGCTCCAAGCATGGCTTGGATGACATGGGCCGCCAGCTCGTTGAGTCTGGCCGTTCTATTGATGAAGCCCGCGCAGCTGTGCTGGATCAGCTCGGCGCTAAGCCCGTTGAAGCCGTTAAGCCGGTGGAAATGGATCAGCGCGACGCTGCTTCTTACAGCATCTCCGCCGGTATCCGCGCTGCTCTGAGCGGCGACTGGACTTCCCGCGAGGCTGGCTTGGTTCGTGAGATGAGCCAGGAAGTGCAAAAACAGTCTGGTTTCTCACAGTCTGGGAAGCGCGGTTTCTTCGTGCCCTTCTCTGCTCTGAGCAAGCGCGCCACCTACGTCACCTCTGGCGCCACGACCGGCGGCAACCTTGTTGCCACCGACCTGATGGCAGATGAGTTCATCGAGGCATTGCGGAACAATTCCGTAATGCTGAACTTGGGCGTGCGCACCATGACCGGCCTGGTCGGTGATGTGGCGATCCCCCGTCGCTCTGGTGTGGCTTCCACCTATTACCTGAGCACTGAAACCACCGCCATCACTCAGTCTGAGTCCACCTTTGATCAGGTGACTCTTTCGCCTAAGAACCTGGCCGCTCTGTCCAAGTACAGCCGCCAGACCCTGCTACAAGCCACCCCCGGCATTGAAGAGCTGGTGCGTCGTGACCTAACCGATGGCATCAACCTGGGCATTGACCTGGGCATCCTCAACGGCTCCGGTTCCTCCGGCCAGCCCACCGGCATCCTGAACACCTCTGGCATTGGCTCGGTGGCTCTGGGAACCAACGGTGGCGCTATCACCGTTGACGCTCTGGTTGATCTGGAAGAGCAAGTGCTGATCGATAACGGCGCGGTCAACCGCGACGCTATCGGGTATGTCACCAACGCCAAGGTGCTTGCTGAGCTGAAGAAGCTTCGCGCTGGTGGTTCCACCACCACCGACGGCGCCTATCTGGTGAACGATCAGCTGAACGCTATTGGCCGCGGCGGCACCCCCGCTTCCGTCAATGGTTATCCCCTCTATGTGACCAATCAGGTTCCTAGCAACCTGACCAAGGGCACCAGCTCCGGCGTTTGCTCCGCTGTGCTGATGGGTGATTTCAGCCAGGCCATGGTTGGCTTCTACGGCAATGGCATTGAGATCGTTGTGGGTGAAGACTCCGATGATTTCAGCAAGGCTCTGACTAGCGTTCGCGCAATTGTCTCCTATGACGTTGCGGTTCGCCACGCTGAGAGCTTCGCTGCCATCCTTGACGTGACCACCTGATCATGAGGCGGGGCCAGGCAACTGGCCCCTTTTTTTCTTATGCGCGTTCTAATTGTTCGGACCTGTTGCGCACAGCAACAACACCTCGAAGAAGGCAAGGTCTATGACTTGGACAGCAGCGCAGCCAATGCGCTTTTACGGATTGGCCGAGCTGTTGAAGCTCCTGCGGAAACGGTTAAGCCAAAACCGGCAACACGCAAACCTAAAGCACAATTGAAAGATGCCACTGACTGAGAATCTCGACGTTTTTTTTAACGGCGATGAGTTCGCAGTTGATTGCACTGCTGGCTCTGTCACTGGCAAAGGCATTTTGGATATGCCAACGCAGATGGTGGCTGGCGGTGCTGTGCTGTCCACTGATTATTCGTTGACAGCTAAGGCATCAGATTTTGGTAATTTAGTCTACGGATCAGAAATCAATGTTAATGGCGTGCCTTACACGGTACGGGAAGCGGTACTGGTGGGCGACGGCAAGATTGTTGAGCTTGCTTTGCAGCGAAGTGTTGCCACTAGCGTAAGTGAAGTTGACACCCCGATCGATGCTGGCGACAGCGATGATTCTGTTGACAGCTTGGGTATTGCTCAGCTGGATTCTGGGTTAGACGGTGGCATCGCCGCCACTAGCTACCTTGAGGGGAACACTATTAATGGTGGAGCGGCATGAGCAGCATTGCCAGAATTCAGCTGCGGCGTGACACTGCCGCCAACTGGACAGCGGAAAATCCTATTTTGCTTGTTGGCGAAGTCGGCTTTGAGACAGACACTCGCAAGCTCAAGTTAGGAGATGGCGCTACAGCGTGGAACGCATTGCTGTATGTGCAGGGATACGACAACCCAACATTTACGACCCTTGCAGCCACTGGTCTTTCGACACTGCCTCATATCCACGGCGCGCTAGCGGGTCCGATCTACATCCATTGCCGAAATGGCAGCGGCGGCACATTAACCAAAGGAACTCCGGTCTACATCACTGGCAACGTTGGCGATACGGCCAACGTAATCGTTGATACTGCAGATGCGTCAGATCTGTCAAAAATGCCGGCGATTGGCTTGATTGGCGACGACCTAGCAGACAATGCTGATGGTCATTTAGTAGTGACGGGCGAAATGACGTCAGTTGACACCAATGGCTATGCAATCAACTCTGCTTTGTATGTAGCCGAAGGCGGCGGTTTCACTACGACCGCGCCGACTAATAAGCAGCCTATTGCTCGCGTCACTCGCGGCAACACAAATACCGGCGCGCTTGTAGTGATGGGTCCGGGGGTTGTTCTGTGACCACCAAACGCGAATCGATCCTGGCTGATATTGCCAGCAGCCTTGCTGGCACGGTGCAAGTTGGCAGCCGAATTTATCGCAGCCGGGTGGAGCCATTGGCCCGCGGTGAGTCGCCGGCCATTGTGATTGAGCCCACGGGGGACAGTGCGGAATACAGTTTGCGGCTTGACCGTCTTGACTGGTCGCTGACTGTCAGAGTCGCAATCATCGTGCGGTCATCGGTGCCAGATCAGGCAGCTGATCCGATTGTGGAAAGCGTTCACAGCAAAATGATGAATGATTTAACGGCTGGCGGCTATGCGTTGGATGTTGAACCGCGATCTGTCGGTTTTGAAATGGTTGAAGCTGATCAACCTGCTGGCGTTATCAGCATGGAGTATCTGATTAGATACCGCACAACATTGACAGATTTGAGTGCAGGTTGAGGCCGCTACGATAAAGGCAACGACTGAGATTTAGGCCTAGCCATGCCTCTCCTATCTCGCAAGCGCCTAATACTGGCCGAGACAGAAACGACATACAGCACCGATCCGACTCCTAGCGAGTCAAGCAACGCAATCCTGGTGCGGAATGTTGAGGTCACACCTCTAGAGACTGAGACTGTCAACCGTGAGCTGATCCGGCCTTTTCTCGGCCAATCTGATCAGTTGCTGGCACAGCAGCGCGTGCTGATCAATTTTGAGGTTGAGCTTGCAGGTTCAGGCACTGCAGGCACTGCGCCAGCTTATGGTCCCTTGCTAGAAGCATGTCGTTGTACTGAAACGATTGTTGCATCCACCAGCGTCACTTATGCGCCCAACAGTGACGCCGCGCCTTCGTCTGTCACCATCTATTTCAACAATGACGGTGTGCTGCATAAAGCAACTGGTTGCCGCGGCACCTTCACGTTGAACTGTGAAGTGGGTCAGATCCCGTTTATCGCATTTGAGATGACCGGGATCTATAACGCACCTAGCGATTCAGCCATTAGCGGCCCGACCTACAGCAACCAAGCCGCGCCACTGGTATTCAAAAACGGCAACACATCAAGCTTCCAAGTGTTTAGCTACGCAGGTGCGCTGCAATCGCTGAGCTTTGAAGTCGCCAATGAAGTCATTTACCGCGAGTTGGTCGGCGGCACCAAATCCATTGAAGTCGTCAACCGCGCCCCTTCCGGTGAGTGTTTGGTTGAAGCAACCACCATCGCAACGCATGACTTCTTTAGTGATGCGACAGGCGGCAGCACCGGAAACCTTCAATTTGTGCATGGTGCAACCGGCGGCAACATCGTGACCTTTAACGCAAGTCAGATTGACCTTGGCGGCCCAAGCTACACCGACCAAGACGGAATCCAAATGCTGACGCTGCCATATATTGCAACTCCGACCAGTTCAGGCAATGATGAGTTCAGCCTTGCATTCACCTAATGGCGCTTGTCCTTAAGGACTCTGACTCCTACACCTGGCCGATCGTTTACCGGCAGCCAGTTTCCGGGGGCCGGCGCGAAAAGCAAGAGTTTGAGGCAGAGTTTAAGCGTCTGCCTCAATCTCGCATCACTGAAATTCAGGAGCTTGCGCAAAAGAGGGTCAACAATGACCCCAGCGCAATGGATATCAGCGACGTAAGCATTGCTGACGAGGTGCTGGTCGGATGGGAAGGCATCGTGGACAGCGATGGAGAAGTGATCCCATACAGCAAAGGCACAAAGACGCAGCTGTTGGAGCTGCCAATGATGGCCGGTTGCTTGATTGAGGCCTATTTCACCAGCTTGGTGGAGGAAAAACGAAAAAACTGATAGGCGCCGCCGAGTATTGGTGCGGCGGCGTTGAAATTGACGAAACAGGGGATGATGCCAAGTTGTTTGGCATTGAAATGCCTGATGCGCCACGGGTAAAAGACTTCTATGTAATCCCATCAGCATGGCGTGCCGTTTGCATGTTTCAACGTGTGCAAACGCAATGGCGCATGAGCAACGGCGCTGTCATTGGCTTGGATTATGTAGCTGTGAAATGGATGTTTGACCTTTACGACGTAGCGGACCAACGCCAGTTGTTGGGTGACTTGCAGGTTATTGAAGGTAAAGTAATAGAGATCATGAACGATCGGAAGAAGTAACCATGGACTTGACCACAGCGTTGACCATTAAGGCGCAGGTGGTCGGGCAAGGGCAGATTGGTGGTTTAACTAATGGCCTAAAGAAGGTTGAAGGCCAGACCAACAAAGCCGCTGGCGCAATGGGCCGCCTAAAGACGGCAGCAGGTGGCGCGCTTGGCGCAATGCGTACATTGCTGCCAGTGATTGGCGTTGGCGTGATGGCCAAGTTTGCAAAGGATAATTTAGATACTGCTGATGCGATGTCAAAAATGAGCCAGCGCACTGGCATTGCCGCGCCTGAGCTTGACAAGTTTCGCAAGGTTGCAGAGCTTAGCGACACCAGCATTGAAGGTCTTGGAAAAGGATTTAAGACGTTGGCGAGCAATATGTATGACGCATCAACAAAGGGCACAGGCCCAGCAGCTGAGGCTTTTGAAAAATTAGGGATTGCAGTTACGGATTCAAGCGGCAAATTACGTGAAGGCGATCAGGTGATGCTGGACATTGCCGACAAATTCCAACAAATGGCCGATGGTCCTGAGAAAGCCGCACTGGCTGCTGATATTTTTGGCGCCAAAATTGGCGACGAACTGATTCCCTTGCTCAATAGTGGCGGAGATGCAGTGCGCAACATGAGCACTAGCCTGACTCAAGATTTTGCAGATGGTGCTGCAGCTTTTAACGATCGGTTGGAAAATATGCAAGAAAAATTTGGTGATCTTGGAATGCGATTGACTGAAGCATTGTTACCAGTGCTTGAAGGCGTTGTTGGTGCGCTTGAAGGGTTGATGAAAGCGTTTGATGCGTTGCCAGGGCCAGTGCAAAATTTCATTGTGGCCGCTGGTGGTATTGCAGCAGTTGCGGTGGTGTTTGCGCCAATTATTAGTGCAATCACAACGCTTGGCCCGTTGATCACTGGCCTTGTGACAGGTATTGGCGGCATCGTGACAGCATTAACAGGTGGCGGTGGTGCATTGGGAGCTATCGCCGCAGTGTTTAGTGGCCCTGTTGGTTGGATTGCATTGGCAGTTGCCGCAGGCGTGGCCATTTATACGTTTAGAGATCAAATTGCTGAAGCGTTTGGTTTTATTGGCGACATTATTAAGGGCGCTTGGGAACTTTACAAATCAGTCTATATTGATCCAATCGTGAATGCCGGCAAAA